GGAATTTTTAAAAGATTTAAAATTTTATGAATTATATTATAGGCATGAATATCAATGCTTTTTAATTGGTTTTTTGGTTGGTTCTATTGTATTTTAATTAATGCAAAAATTAAACAAAAAAAGAAATCCAATAGCCAAACAATTAAGACATTACAAAAATAAAATAACTAAAAATAAAAGACTATATGACCGCAAAAAACAACAGCAAATGCTTCAACACTCGCAAGCTATATAATTGGTCCCAAAAATACTATAAAAATCTAAATAAAAAGCAGCATTTAATTAATAATATATGGTTTAATAACATATTAAAACACCTTAAAAAAGATGGTTTTTTATATGTACCAAATATAAACAAATCATTTAATAAAAATGGACAGGAAATAAAATAAAAAAAAAAAATAATTAAAACCTTGTACCGATTGTCACTTTTTATTTTGTACCGATTGTCACTTCTACACCAACTACTGATTGTCACTTTTACATTTTACCTATTGTCACTTTTAGATTTTAATTGCTTGACATACTAACCTTTATGGTTATATTAGAATTATGAAAGGAAACAACTAAAGGTAAACAACTATGTATATAGATAGCTACGAGATCGTTACCATTGGTACTAAGTATATTGGTAACAAAGAAAAAAAGAACCAAGTATTAACTCATGTTCATAGCGATGATGGTATAGTTTTAAAAAAACTATTCGAGTTAATAGATACCTATGATGATACAGTAATGTATAACAATAGAGGTAAGTGTAAAATAACTGTGGAGTTTGAACAAAATGACTAAAAAAAATAAATACACAGTATATGGAATACAACCAATACACCATAGGACAGAAGTAGAGGCTAATTCAGAAGAAGAGACATTAAAATTAGCTGATAAAAACCATGAAAATTATGATTGGAAAGAATGTCTTTTAGGTGATTGGGATTATGAGTGTGAATAAATTAGAACTAACAACCCTTTGCTATTTTTATTTCACAAAGTTTTATGGATATTGATAAAATAAAAATAGAAACTTTGTGCCATTTAATTATGGCGAGGGGTTTGTTTTATCGTCAACTTCTTCTGCGTCTAAGTCAATCAGATCAGGAGTATCTTGCCACGAAACAGAAATTTTCTGATCTATATTCTGCTTTATCGGTTTATTGTCAGAATAAAGATCGGTTAATTTGCCTGCTAGGTAAGTGATAAACTTTGTTTTTTCTCTGATCCAAAGTATTTGGTTTGGGTTTTCTACTTCTTGATACTGAAAGATTTGTAGCAGCTTATCTATTAAAGTTTGGATACCAATTTTTCTAGCCTCAACTATTTTGTGATTGAGTTCTTTGTCTTTTTTTAAGATTGCATAAAACTTTTGTAAGCTCATCTGTGAGACAGAGAGTTTTTTGTCCTCTAAAATTTCTGAAAGAGTTACGCCTCGCATAAGCATATTTTCGATAGTATCTACTTCGTTCTTGAGTTCCAATTCTAGGTTTGACTTCTTTGTAATAGTATTGCTCGACTTCTTCTCTTGACTTGTCTCTGAATTGTTTGAGCTTTGAGAGTGCTTTAATTCTTGTGTCATCAGTATAGTTCTTTTGGTTAAATCCTTTTATATTATTACCACCATGAAACCTACATAAATATTTACCATTGGCAGTTGGATAGCCTTTTGCTTGGCAGGGTCTTTTACTTTTTCTTGTTAGACCTTGACAAAAAACTTTTCGTTGCTGAAATCCTGCCATGTTCCCTCTTATTCTTATACACCTTATCTCTATAAAAGTAGTTTGTCTTTTTTCGGACATCATCTACCGCCTTATTTATAACATCTTTTGAGACATACTTCACTCCTTCTTGGTCCTTTATCTGAAGAGCCTGCTTACATAAATAAGGGTTATCATTATCCTTAATAGCTTCATTGAGTTCTTGAGTTGTATACTTAGACGCTAGCTTTGTTAGTATTGTATCTTTATCGCTACCGCTCTCTGCAAGACCTTTTATAAAGTTAGTTATATTACTGTAAGTTGTTATGTTAGTTCTTCTAATATATGTCTGTGAGACACTACCAATGTGTCCCATAGACACATCATAGTTTCTAGTAGACACAACATAGTCTTTATTAATGGTGTATAATGTTGTAGACTTCTGGCGTTTTTTAGTAATAATTTGTGATCCTTCCAATAATTCAGTAGCTCTAAATATAGTGCTGCGACTAAGACCTGTCATACTAGATAGGGTGGCTTGGCGTGGATAACAAGTTAGCGTTTTTGAATTGGCGAACTTTAGTAAACAAATGAATACCAAGTAGCAGTAAGCTCGGTGCTTGTTTGGAATCATTCTAAACTGTGGACTATCAAATAGCGAGAACTTAACCCTTATGTGTGGCTCATACTTCTGTTGCATTTTTGCAACACCTCCTATGTTCCTTATGTAACTCTCTAAGATAAGACACCCACTCATCCTCAGTTAGCTCATATATCTTACTCACAGGCTCTGTAATGCGTTTTATCCTAAATTTCATACTCTGACCCATAGGAGTATAGAAAACTAAAAATCCGGGTATCTTTAGAGCATTAGCGACTATCTTTGTAAGGGTTGTAGCCTTATAAATCTGTCCCTTGTCATAGCAAGTTTCTTTTACAGCTAAAGGTTGATAACAGCTGGGACAAACCTCAATAAAGTCTACATCTATACCAGCAAGACCATCAAACTTTCTGTGCCAATCGTTATAACTACCATTGCTAAAAGCGTAGGTCCATCTAGCCATGTTTCCTTATGGAATCTTGTAGTATCTTCTTTTGTTTTTTTAGCATATCTATTGTTTCCTTTAGTTGTGTTATTTCATAGTCTTTAATACTGTTATCTGTCTCAAGTATATCAATAGTTTTTTTTAGTTCCTTTACTTTCTTACTAGCTTCAACCTCTTCAAACATACCTTCATAAGTCATTTTAGATCCAATCTATAGTAGGTTTACCATTGTAATTAACATCATAAATGAACCAACCAAAAGCCATAAGACCACCTGCTAGTTTTTGTGTTGATTCTTTTTTGAATGGCACTCTTCTTGTAAAAATTAAAATTTTTTCTAATTTATTTTTATTAAATATAAGTTCCCTTCTCTTTACACCTTCCAAGTAAGATATTTTAGAAAGCAAGACAACCTTATGTTTTGCCAATTCAAATGCTTTTAATGTAAATTCTGTTGCTAAATTAAATGGTGGATTTGTAACAATATTATCAACTTTTTTATTTGATTTTAAAAAATCTATCCCAACTTCTCCATAACCTCTATCAATTAAGTCTGAACTATAAACATTATAACCTTGTTTAATCATTACTTCAGACATCGCACCATTACCACAAGCACACTCCCAAATATCTCCTTTAAACTTTTGTCTATCCAATAATGATTGTGTAGCTGCTTTAGGTGTTGGGTAAAAGTCATCTCTCTCTCTGTCCCCTCTTTCATTATGTCCTACATAAGCTAATGCACTACTTTTTTTCATTTTAATACCTCAATCTTTTTAACAACTGATCTTGGGTATACTGTAGTGTTGCCAACTGTAAGTGAACCATCATCATCGAAACTATGTGAAGCAAAGATGATAAGTTTCTTTGGGTCTTTATGTAATAAATATCCTGTATCCTCACAGAAAGAATACACTTGATCTTTTGCTTTATCTAAAGTCATCCATTCAGAATTACTTACAATATCTAACCAATATATCTTTACTCTTTTGTATTTAAACTTCTTCTCTTTGCCAGTATTCTTCATAGAAATCATTAGGTTGTACTTGTTTATTAGTTGCTTTAAATATCTTTAGCATAACTAAAGGATGAGGTATTCTCTGTCCTTTGGCATAGCGTTGAACATTCGTGGCAGGATTTATATTAATGATACCAAACTGATTCGCAGCTTGTGAATAACTTAGCTTATTTTTTTTTATCCATTCTGATAATTTCATAATCTCCTTTCGTGAATTTACCCTAATACCATAAAGGTTATGTATTACAAGCATAAAATAAAAAAAATAATTGTAGACAATCTGGTATAAATGACTATATTGATTTGAAACAACTATGAAAGAATATTTTTCAAATATTAATGGTGGTCTAGGTTTAG